AAGCTTTACAGTTAGCAAGCAAGATTAAACTTAGCCCCGATGAAGGTGAACTAAAAGGCCCGACTTATAAGTATGTAAGTGATCTAGATGCAAAGCTCAATTATCAAATTAAAGAAGCTAATTTTGAAATTAAATATATGATGGCTTGTGGGCAACTTGGCTTCACAGACCCAGAAGTTCTTGATTATGTAAAGAAAAGGTTGGCTGGAAAATGATTAGCAAAGAATTAATCAAACAAATAGTAGACGAATATAAAGGTAATGACATAGCAGAATATCTTCATGCACAACTAAAATTGGTAGAGGATATTAAAAGCGGTATTGCTGCAACTAATAAATTAATGCAAACTGAACAAATGAATTATGATAAAAAAATAAAAGACTTAAAAGCCACAATTAAAGAATGGCAGAAAAAATGTCAGCACTGGACCCGCACTTATCATCCTGATCCATCTGGCAATAATGACTCTTTTTATGAATGCAACATATGCGGAAAAGAATTTTAAATGCAGAAGGTAAGTATTCGCTGGTTAATTAGAAGGGATATGCCCACAGTCCTAAAAATCCAAGAAAGCCTTAAATTTCCTTGGGAAGAAGCGGATTTTTTTGATGCATTGGGTAATACAAATTGTATAGGTATGGCCGCTGAATCGCATGGCATCGTAGTTGGTTATATGATTTATGAACTATATAAAGATTACTTTTATATTGAACACCTAGCAGTAAGAGAAGAAGTTAGAAGACAAAAAATAGGTACGCAATTAGTTGGAATGCTACTCGATAGATTAAGCCCAGACCGCCGCATATACATCAGCACAAATGTCAGAGAAAGTAACTTGGCCACACAGTTTTTTTTGAAAAGCCTAAATTTCAGAGCATCTCTTATACGGGATTATTACGAAACCGAAGATTCTTATTACTTTAAATACAGGTTGAAAGAAGATGGAAATTTTTGAGATTCATATTACTGGAACCGAATCCATCATAGACTTAGCAAAGAAAATTCCTATAAAAACCATTGTCATAGACCTCCTTAAGCCCGATAAATCTCACCACCGCACTGAGTACATGACTTCACAAGTCCATAAAGCTGAGAACTATCAAGCTTGTAAAGACTATGTAGACAGTATCGTTCCTCAACTTGGCGAACTTCACAGAGTTAAGATCGAATGTCCTTATTATGAACATTATGTCAAACAAAGTGTGTATATTGAAAGTCATTTTAGTGCTGTTGGTTCTGATTACCCTATAAGCAAAAATAAGAATAAGAGTACATTTTTGGGCACAGATCGTGAGTACAAAATCAAAAACTATGGATTTTTCCGTAGAAGATACAAAGGTGTTGTTGTAGAATTGTGTCTTTATGACTCAAATGTTAAAGAAGACCAGGATTGGTTTGACCTGTACAAGGAATTGAAATGAACATTGAATTTCCAGAGCCACTTTGGGAAGCTTGGTTCTATGGCAACAAGCCCTGTCTAGCTTGCGGGAGACATAAAGCCGTTTCAGTCCTGCGAACTACTACTACAGAGATTGTGCCTATATGCCAACAATGTTCATTTAACTGGAATTTCTATGGCTATGATGCCCTCAAGAAAGTTAAACCTAAACAACTTATTTTTAATTTAATTAAATTTAAACTGTTTCATCCTTTTTGTGGTAGTATATTTACAATTTATAAGGACTTGAAGCGTATGCAGGCGTGGGCCACCAAGATGAAGAGAATTATGAAGAAATACAGCGAATAACTATAATAACAGTATGAAAAAATTCATTTGGTGTGCTAGAAGTAGCGATAAAGTAAACTGTATCAAGGGTCCAGATAAGAAAGAATGGCAAAAGCTAATCGGGTTCAGTTACATTCATTCCTTGGAAGATTTGTTCAAATTACCAATTTCCGAAGTTCTGAAGTATCGACTTGACACAGCCGCAGAAGGTGTTATCATTGGTATACATCATCTTCATTCCAACGTTGATTTAGCAGTTAGAAGATTATCTGATAATGAAATAGAAACCATGAAACTTGAGAAGAAGTTATCAAGCAACTTGGCAGATGTGGTGAAACAAATAGAAGAAAAGACACCTGCTTTGCATGTTCAGAAAAAAGAAATAGAAACTCAGTTAAGTGCAACTCGTCAAAAAATCAGAGAAATGAATTTAGAAGGAGTAGACCCTTGAACCTGCTAGAACAGCTTAGAACTGGCAAAAAAATACTAAAAATTAAACACCCTGAATACCAATTTACCATCAACGCAAACTTAAAACTTAACAACGACCTTATTACCGTTGAAGGTATCAAAGTATCATTACCACAGAAAGCAACCAAGGGCGAGAAGTTATTGCTAAAACTAGTCCAGATTTACTGCTATGATGTATTACAGCAGAATCTAATTAAAGAAGTTTACGAAAGCAAAGAATTTGGCAAATTACAAAACAGGATTAAAATATGAGATTAGAAATACGTTCGATGAAGGATGATGTGCTTGAACTAGAAATCGAAAATATCAAAGAGCAACTACCACAGTTATATATTGGCGGTTTAGAAGTTAATGATAATTGGGAACCCTGGCACGCTGCATGGCAGACATTAAAAATTAGCAAATTCACCGAAGAGTTTGAAGCTGTAAAAGAGAAAATTGTTAATTTCTATGCTGTAGAAGGACAAAGAAATCCACAAACTGGAGGTACATCCAGAACTCCTGGTTGGGGTAGGTTGTTTGCAAAGTATAATGAAGGGGTTTCGGAAGAATGGCTCCTACAAAATTTGAAAATCATGAATTGCAAGATCAACGATGGTGAAAAATCCATAGTCTTGGACATAATGTTTGACGGTGTTAATTACAAAAGCACAAGACCACCAGAGAAAATAGACTAATGCTCGCAGACTTTATTAAACTGTTACCAGAGCAGAATAAAGAAAATCTTAAAACACATGCACAAGCAAAAGTCGGGATTTTTAATCCTGAACTATATACAAATCGAGAAAAAGTCTGACTATTTCTTTTGACGTGCGCCAGTTCGGTGCCTACAGACGAAGAATTTCTAAAAGACGTTACGCCTTTTTACGAAAGAAATTATCAGCTTCTAAAAGACATGCGTGCAAGATATGACATGGATGGTTGTGATATATTTGCTATAGAAAACATGCCTTTTGCTGAAATCCAAAAATGCATTTTGGAAACTCTTGCTTTTAACCCACATCACTGTTAGTATTATCCAAAAGGAGAATAATCATGACAGACAACGTAAACATCACTGAAAACATCAACTCTGCGTCTGAAGTAGTATTTAGTTTCGATACTACTGGCTCTATGTCTTCCTGTATTGGTAACGTAAGACGCCATATGGAGAAGACCGTAGAAGAAATGTTCCAACTTATTCCTGACCTTAGAGTTGGTCTTATTGCGCACGGCGATTATTGCGATGGTGCAAATTGCTATGAAGTGTTGCCATTGACCAATGATAAGAAGGAAGTTTATAAGTTCATTCGCAATGCGAAGAACACAGGCGGCGGCGATGCGCCTGAATGCTACGAACTTGCTATGCACCTGGCTAAGAGTATGGGTTGGTCTGATAAGCGTGGTGGCAAAATTCTTGTCATGATCGGGGATGCTTTGCCGCACGCTGTTAATTACCCAGGCAATAAGGATAAGTTGGATTGGCGTAAGGAACTGGCTGACTTGAAGGAACAAGGTATCAACGTATACCCATTGCAGTGTCTCTATCAAGGATATGCAAAAGACGTGAATGAATTCTGGTCCACAATTTCAGAAACGTGTGGTACACCTTTGCTTAAGTTGCAAAACTTCGAGAACTCTGCATCTGCTCTCACTGGTGTTGTTGCAGCTTCGTCTGGCACAGAAGTCTTCAGGGCTTACAACAGAAAGCTGTCGGCAAAAGGTCTTGTGCCAGACGAAATCGCTATTATGAACTGCGCTTTGGAAAAGGAAGCGGCGAAGTACGATTTTGTCAATGAAATAGAAAGTAAGTAATGCCAGTTTTCGCTGTTTATCAACGCTCGGCTGATACATGTGGTAATGAGGATGTTGTTGGTCCAATAAAATATATTGAAGCCAACAACATCCTCGATGTAGAAGAGATTTTTCCAATTGGGTTCTTGGCTGGTTTCTATGTTGAGGAAATCAACATAGAAACCATTAGTTGGGTTAAGATACAAAATCAATTAGGAGTAAAATAATGGCCACATGCACTGTTAAGGAAATGCAAACCAAGGTTAAGGATTTACTAAAATCTTTAGGCACTGGTCCTAACAAGATTGCTGAATCCTTGAAAGAAATGAAGGTTAAGGGATATAGGTCATATTCAGACCGATGCCCTATCACAAAGTTAATCAGAAAACAATTTAAGAATCTGAAAAACATTTACTCGGACACTGAGACTATTGCATTCGAATTGCGCAATGAAGAGTGCGAAGTTCAAATACCGAAAGCAGTCGGCAAGTTCATGAATAAATTCGACAATGGTGATTATCCAGAACTTGCTTTTAAGGAAGTATAATGAAAGAGTTCTGGCGTTTGACTGTTGAAACTGCCAAATCCGCTGTTAAATTGTATTTTAGGCCATGCGTCTGGCTTTACCAATTTGTAAAATGGGGTACAAATGTACAGGATTCTAGCAATTGACGGCGGCGGGATGCACGGCTATTCTTCTCTCACACTACTCAAAAGGCTTTTAGATAAAAAACCAGATTTAATTGAAAAGGTTGACCTATTAGCTGGAACTTCTATTGGTGGTATTCTAGCTTTAGGCATAGCAGCAGGACACTCTTTAAGTGACATTGATTCCAATTTCCTGATTGGAATGCCCATTGCTTTCAAAACCAACTATCTTAGGCTTGCAGCATTTGCTGCTGGTGTGAGTCCTAAATATGATAGTGCTGAATTCAAAGACTATCTGGGGGGCATATTTGGGGAACAGACTCTAGGTGAACTCGAAAAGAAAGTAGTTATCACTGCTTTTTCAGTGGACAATGAAATAGAAGAAAATAGAAGATGGCAAGCCAAAATCTTCCACAACTTTAACGGTCCAGATTCGGACTTTGCCTGTAAAGCTGTGGATGTAGCAATGGCCACATCTGCTGTACCAGTATTCTTCCCTATATACGACAAGTACATTGATGGCGCATTTGCTGCCAATAATCCATCGCTAATTGCCTTGGCACAGACGCAAGATAAAAGGGCTTTTATTGACCCAAGACCATCTATTGCGGATATCTCTATTCTTTCTATTGGCAGTATTAAGAATGAGTATCTGGAAGAAAGAAACGCAAATTGGGGTTATTTCAATTGGGTAAAACCAGTATTGCATATAGTCACGGAGAAGGATATCCTGATGACCAATTATCAATGCAAGGCTTTGATCGGTGATAATTATCACAGAGTACAGCCAGTGATAAACACGGAAATGGATAATTTTGACCAAATTAGCATTATAAAGTCTGCTGGTATGGGCTATAATATAGATGACACTTTGGATTGGCTTGATAAACACTGGTAATATAAACATGACTCCAAGCACAAAAGCCATTGATGCGGCATACAATACACAACCATATAATGATCTATTATATGGGGATACAACACGTCCATGCAGTAAAGAAGAAGTGGCCAATATGCTCAAAGCAGCATATGCGGTGGATTTCAATGGCGTCGGCAAAGAAATAAGAGACGGCCAAATAATCCATTATGATGAGTTTGGTACTGAATATATATTGGATGAAGCTGGTAATAAAATGCCGCCTTTAACCACAAATAAAATAGAAAGTACCACGTCAGGTTTTACGATTTACGACTCAAGCCAAGGACATTGTGCCCTTTGTGGCAGCTTAATTTGTAAAGGGGGTTGTTTCAAATGAGTTATCATGCTGGTTGGGACCACTTCTCTCCTGCCCCTGGAGAAGTTGAAAAGATGAATTGCAGAGTGTGTAATGCAGAAATGAGAGTAACTCGTAATGTCAATGGGCCGACTGGTTCTATCGAAGCAATGGCTGGCCGTAAACACATGCATGATTCTTTCTACTGCAACCACGCTGAGGAAGATTGGCATTGCCAAGTAAGAATCCTGAAAGAAAGAATCGAGAAAGAAACTAGCAGTAAAATTATTGAGCTTCTTACCGAAGAAATGAATCAAGTATTACAAACAAAAAAGCCTACCATAGACAAATCTTGGAAATATGCATGGTTGTGGTAAAATGAAAGAAACACTTATACTGACTCACAAGCCAGAAAAAGCCCTATTCTTCAAAAACGTAATATACGATGCTCGCAATAAACTTGGTGGACTAATCATGTCCGTCATCATTCCACCAAGTTTAATCCATTTGATGACGGACGTTGAACTAGAAGAGAAACCGCCAAATACTGATTTTTATCTTTATGGGTGGTTCGAGAAACACAAATTTGCAATCTACGTTGACGAAACTCTAAATGATGATGTTTATCTTATATGCAACTATAAGAATATGAAATTTCATATCATCGGAGCATAACATGAAATCCATTGATTTAGGTGACGGGATTTGCATTGGCAGCTACGAATCTTACCTGAAATTAAAAGACTACTTCCAAAAGTTTATACATATTGTGGATTATCCTAATTTCAAGAAGATTGAAGAAGGTGCGTCTAACTTTCTCATGCTAAATGCAGAAGAACTACCTTCAGCAACCGTCAGAGAACTAGACAAATTTGCCTATAATCCATCAGGTGAACTGGAAGCCATCTTTATCAATACAGATGATTTTAATACAGGTGCCGTGGTTGCATTAATTTGCAAGACTACCAGAAACAAGAATGTCTTCGGTTCAATGGCAGAGATAGCTCAGTGTATCTACCTTGGCACTGGCACCATCCCTGTGTTCTCACAAGGACAAACTCAACCAGCTTTGAAGTATCTAAAGAACTTTGTCAATCGTAAAGTACGACACAAACCAGCAGAAGCAGAAAAGGTGCTACTATGACCATCAAAGAACGTATCAAAGCCGATATCCTCACTGCAACCAAGGCAAAGGATAATGCTACAAAAAATACTCTCAAAGTGGTTCTTGGCGAAATTGATACACAAGAAGGCAGAGGCAAAAATCTCACAGACGAGCAGATTTATGGTGTTATAAGGAAGGTTCTTCAAGGTGTTGAAGAAATGCTTACTTACAAGCCAGGTGATGCCGTTTTAATGCAAGAAAAGGCTACTCTATCCAATTTGTTGCCAGTACAATTAGACCGTGAGGATATTCTGGATAAGTTGATAAATAAGGTTGATGAAATAAAGAATGCCAAAGGTGACGGCCAAGCTACTGGTATCGCTATGAAGTATTTCAAAGAAAGTAAGCTAGTAGTTGACGGAACCTTGGTATCGGATGTTGTCAAACAACTAAGGAATCCTTAATATGCTTCTCGTACTACATAATCGCATACTTGACGTACAAGCAGTTATTGACCAGTGTAATGCTGGTAAAGTGCCTAAAGATGAATTGAAAACACTCTATAATATGCCATATCGCAATCAAGTGCCTTGGAGTTTATTCCCAAATTGGGCAAGACCTGACCAAGAAACTGAAGGTTGCCATGAAGGATAGAGCTAATAATCATATATATCTTATATTCAAGGAGGAATATGGGTTCATTAGTTCACAGAAGTCCAATTACAGTTAGTGCTAATTTCAATTTAGGGGGCAATGTTAATTTAATTACTGCCCCTGAATTTAGTCCTGGCGTTGACAACACAGGCATTACTTTAAGTTTGCCATATCCTGGCACTTATAATATCTATTTCTCAGTAGCAGTTCAGCATTCAGGTAATAGTACGTTCGACAATCGTTGGGTTGTTGGCTATCTTTATGATGATACAGCTGCTGCTTATGTACCAGGAGCATCAGCGTATCTTACGTCTATGCAAAACCTGGCACCTAATGGGGATTTTTGGCCGTTTTCAGGTACAATCGTTGTAAGTTATACAACTACCTCGCCAAGAACAATTAGGCTGCTAACCGCTAGACATAGTATATCGGCAAACTGTATGATTACCAATGACTTCACCCATTGGGGTTATACCTGCACTTATTAACATGAATAAGAAAACAAAAGAAGAATTTGAACACCTGATCCCAGACATGAGAATATGGCTGGGATCAGAAGGTTTGAATTTCTTTAGAAATGTAAAAGAAGAATATGGGAAGTTGAATGCCGTCTGGATGGAAGGCGGCATTCCCCATCCTGTTCATTTTCGTGAAGGTATGCAAGTGCGTAACAAACTGCGTGATTTGACCCAAGGCAGTTGGACTACACACGAATACGATAATACTTGGGTTGATGTAATCGAAGAATGTATTAAAATAGATTGGGATTTAAATGACTGTTCATGAACTTGTTAGATATTGGCGTCAAAGAGCAATTGAACTAGAAGAAGAAGCTAAAGGTGAAAGCACCCATGCTTCTTGCTCACTTAGCGGCATGGCAGATGGTTTACTCGAAGCTGCTAAAGATTTAGAAAAAGCCCTTAAAAACGGCCTTTAGGCAAACCAGAAGTCCATGTTGAATCTGGCTCTGGCAATGGAATTGTATATTTAAACTTACCGATTTTTGCATTATAATATGCTAAAACATCGGCTGCATATGGCATCCATGCCAACTCTGGATAAAGTGACCAAGCTGCATATGCAGGTGGATAATTAGGAAATTTAGTGACAGTTCTAGCCTCTGATTCAACCCAAATTTTTAAAAGATAATTCCATCAACCTATTTATTCTCTACGCCAAATATTAATTCTGTTATCTTTTCTATTGAAATCGGTCGGACGTTTCATATCATCTCTTGAATATGCACATATATAAAAATCACCTCTTAACTCGTATATGCCTTTCAAAATACGCCCATTTTCACCAATTAAGTCAATTGTTTTAGGACTACTTAATGGGTTGATGACTGCTGTGCCAGTTGCAATTACTTTATCCCCTTTCTTCATAATGAATTTATCTTTTACGATCAATAATTCATAAGAATCGGTGTCTACTTTACCGTAAGCCTCCCTATAAACCATTGACCATCGCCCCTGTAACTCATTTACGTCTTGTGAGAGCAATACTAAAAAAACTAATATTTGATATATCATATATCAAATATTACGCAATTAATTAGTGATTAATGTGAAGCCAATATGAGTATTTAATGAAAATAGATTATCTTGTGTAATCATAATTTTCCACAAAGTCTTTCAGGTGCTTTTCATAGTCGGCGAGTTCCCCAAGCTTAAATCTTGGTGCTACCAAGTCGCAGTAATTAGCTAATGTCTTGCAAGCATGTTCGTAACTGTTATAAATGCCTGGATAATCTTTCCGTTCGTTAATCTTCTTCTCGCGTGCGTTACCCAGCCATTCATCAGGTGAAATAAGCATTTTTTGCCAGGTTCCGTTCCTGTGCATCGACCATCCTGGCGTCTGCACATTCCAGCTAAAGTAATCTTCACCATATTGAATAAATGTTTCATCACCATTCGCAAGTTTTTGGAGACATTCTTCATCAGTCAACACTGGCTCATTTGCATGTTTATTAGCCCAAGCTTCATCACGTCGCTTCTCCCACTCCTTCTCGTACTTCTTATACAAGGCTTCCTCGTCTTCCCAATAACCTGATATAGTCCATTGTCCAGGCCATAAGTGTCTTGCCTGTTCCTCAATCTCGACGTGCCAGATTTCTTTGAGCCACTGTAGATATTTTGTATCATCCCATTTTGGATGATGTTCAAAGCACATTTTTCCATCTGCATCGTACTTTATGGGCTTATCATCCCACTTTGAATCATATTCAGTCGCACCAATAGTAATCATAAATTTATTATAGTTAACTCAGATTAGGTATTCTTGCTATCCACTCCCATAACTTTATTATCCATCAGTTTTAACCTTTTGAGAATGTAAGTAGTTATACGGTCAATTTCACAAAACCCAACTAATTCCCACCCATCATTACCTCGTTTATTTAAAAACTTAGTAATTTGTTCCTCGTCAGTAGTCATTAAGTTATGAACTTGATATTCCCACATTGGTTAAGTCTCCATATTTTTGAAACACTGATTCTGTATATTCATTCCCAGCACGCACAACCTCAGCCATCGTCATTGAATCAATACACAAACAACAAACATAACCGCCCCAACTTTCTTTTCTCGAATTCACGGCTCTAACCATTACCCAACTTCTTTTGTTCAAAGAAGTCATTTCTCTAAAGCACTTGGGACACTTAACGTGATAACTCTCTTCATTATGCATGATTATCTCTCTTTTTTTGCTATAAGGATTGAGTATGGCTCCCCGTCTTTATTCCATACAGGATTCAAAGTGCGACTTTCACCCGCTATGTCCTCTGATTTAGCCGCTATGTTAATTTCCACAGGACGCTCGTATGCCGAAAGTTTTTTCTCAGCCTCATAAAGTTCGTCCTCGACTTGTTTTCTCATAGCACGCTCTGCCAGCAACAACTGATAATATTCTTCGTATGTATCTTCAAGTTTCTTGCTGTAGAGAGCAACCACTTCATCAAGTTTCTGTTTATATTCTACTTCTAATTCTTCTCTGATTTTTTCTTTTAACCAAACGTTTTCCATTGAATCTCCTTCTGTGGTTATATATCAAAATAACAAAACTAATACGGAAAATCAACTTGACTTCTTATGCTTGCAGCACTATACTGCAACATAGTCAAAGGAGCAAAAATCATGTATTTAGAACAAGTGCCAGAATGCCCACTCACAACCACCTTAATCAAAATCAAATACGACTGCTGTGGCAAAGAACATACGTTGAAATGGAAGGACGCTGACAAGAACTTCCAAAAGAACGGTGGCAAACATGTCTGTCGTCCGTGCTGGCTGAAGACCAACAATCCAGCAAAAACGGATGCTGCTAAAAAAAAACAAAAGCAAACCAATTTAGAACGCTATGGCTCAACCGCTGCCTTTAATACACCAGAAAACCTAGAAAAAAGAAAGCAACTTTTTGAAGACCCTGAGTATGTCAGAAAGCGAACAGAAAAACACAAACAAACCTGTATAGAGAAATATGGCGTCGAACACCAGATGCATGTCGATGAAGTAAAAGCAAAGGTTAAAACAACCAACATGGAACGCTATGGTGTCGAAGTCCCACTCCAAAACGAAAACATACTCGCCAAAACACAAACCACTAATCTAGAACGCTATGGCGATGTATGTTCATTAAACAATCCAGAAGTTAAAGCCAAAGCCCTGAAATCACTTTTTGAGCATTATGGAGTCGAATACTATAACCAGTTGCCAGAAATGAAAGACTATCTCAGAGAGAATTGCACTGCATGGTTGGCGGAATCATATGCTAATCCTTGGGCGAAAGGCGTCCCGAAAACAGATGAGCAACGACAGAAACAAAGCGAAACAGTAATGAATCTTATAGATGATGGAAATTGGAACGTCGGAGCAAAATACAGTATTAAAGGAATCTATACCATAAGTAAAAAGTGTCGTAGAAAGAATCCAATTTTTAGATCAAGTTATGAATTAAAAACCCATTGGCATTTGGACAACAATGAAAATGTTGAATGGTATGATTATGAGCCTTTTAAGGTTCCATACATTGATGCCGAAGGGAAGAAAAGAAATTATGCTATTGATTTTGTTGTTAAGTTTAAGGATAAAGATAGATTGCTTGCCATTGAAGTAAAAAATGATTATGATATGAAACGTTTTAAAGAGTGTGGTAAAGAAGCGGCTTTTATCAATGAGTGTAGTCAAGATATGGACTTTGAGATTTGGTCTAATGAAAAAATTAATAGTCTAAGCCTAGATTTGGAAACATTACTAAACCTAATTTAATAAAAAAGGCCAGGAAATTAATTTCCTGGCCTTTTATTTTGTTTCTATATTTCTACGCTTGGTAGTCTATATAGTGTAGCGATCAGATAACGAAATTGTGGATTGTCAAACGTGCGTAGAACTTAGCACCTTCACGGAGCAACTTCTTACCATACCTCGTCAAGATACCCTTTCTTGGGCAGAAAGATTCTGGATCAAGAACAACTGGAGTCTGAGTTAGAGGGACGTATGGGCAGTAGAAGTAACCTGAATCCATATAGCTGTCACCCTTGTAACCCATTAGAAGCTGATTTGTTCTAAAGAGTGGGTCTTTGTACAGTCTCCATCTGTTATTTATTGTGCCAACATACTGAATACCAAGACTTGAAGTAAAGGTTTCAGATGGGGCTGGTGCGAAACCTGCTGTTGCGGTTTCAAAGATAGAAGCAACTTCAGGTGAAGTTACGATCCAGTTTGCACCACCACGCAATGTCTTACGATGAATAACGTTAGACATTTCTACGATCTTGACGTATAGGGATTCGTAACGTTCCTTGATGGTGTCACCAAGAGCCGTTGAGAAGTCCCATGCACCAACTGTACCAGCATTCAATAGAAGGTCAGTTAGAACTTCACGATCAATTTCTAGGTTGATTTCCTGAGCCAACACTGCTGTTAGTTCAGCTTCTGCGTCCAAGTTGTGCTGTGAACGCAAATCCTGCTGTGCTTCGTATGACCATACGGCCTTTAGCTTACGAGTCTTAGCAGCGATTTCTTCGGACTCAACAACTAGGTTGACTTCTGGCAAGTCCTGGTTGCACTCCATGTTGTACTCATAGGACACAACACTTGTGTTAGGACCAGCAGGAATGTTCCAAGTGAACACCATTTCGCCAGTCGTTAGATTCAAAGTTGCAGCTACAACGAATGCTGCTGGTGCGCCGATTGGGGTGAAGGTGAATACACCAGCGGAAGAGACACTGAATGTCTGAACTGCTGTTGCACCAACAAACACTGTACCAGTCATCGTACCCGCTAGGATTGGGGTATGCTCTAGAGGAGCATAAGCTGTTACTACGATAGCACCTGGGTCTACGTTAGTTGACTCATTCTGTACAAACTGACTTGAATAGAAAATATCCAAGTTAGCAGTACCATCAGCCAACTGCTGTAGTGAGTTAATATCGTCAGCTGGGTAGCCACCGTTATTACTTGCACCACGACGAGCGCCCTTGTTGGACGAGTAACGGAAACGTAGGTAGTACACCAAACCAGTTGGGCCAAGCAATGGCTGTACGCTAACGATCTTGTTAGCAATCAACTGTGGGTAAATTCTACGAATCAATGGGATACTGATTCTCTTAAACTGAGCAATGTCACCAGTGTCAGTTGAAATTTCGTTGAAAAGATACTGGTTCTCTAGAAGAACGGCTGCGCATGATCGCTCATATCGGTTGCCGATACCTTCTAGTAAACCTGTTTCGGCCCATTTAGTATCTAATTCTTTGGCCTCATTCAAAAATCTTGCATTTGCACTCATTTGAAAAACCTCTATATATTAAAAACAGTTTACTTAGTCATTCTTCTTCGTACCTGCTAGGGTGTTGGCCATTTCTCTACTTAGGCCAATGCTTTCTAGCAATGTGTTCGAAGATTTGGTATCTTTGGCACTTGTAGTTTCCTGGTTATGTTCCGCAATAACCTTTGTGTCTTGCTCTGTAACAATGTGCCCTCTCCCCGATACGGTCTTTGCTTTCTCTTTTCTTTCATTCTTGTTATTTGTCTTGACAGACTCATTGATCTTCTCAGAAGCGTGACGGACACACTCTTCCAACTTTGTCTTCTCGTTAGAGAGACGGATGTTGCGAGCTTCCATCATCTTGATCTGACCACTCATCTCTTCAAGTCTCTTATATGCTTCCTCAAGCTTGCTGCTTGTAGCCAAAGCGAAATCTTCATCGCTCAAGTAATCTGCGGCAATATCAACGATGCGATCCAAAGCGACCTTGTGTTCTGCGTAGCGTGGGTCGTTAATCGTGTCACGTCTGATCTGCTCATGCATTTCCTTGCCCTTAGTCTGGAGGAACTTATCGAGCATCTCAACGAAGTATTCCTTCATCTCGCCATACTTCTTCTCGTACTCTTCGTATAGGTCCACTTCCAAACTGCTGTTCTTGGCACGCTCTGCCAAAATCATCTGGTATGCCTCTTCGTATCCACTAGTTAGAGTTGTCTCAAACTCTTCCTTCTGGACTTCCAGTCTGTTGCGAAGGTCAGTGATGACAGCAAAAGCTTCTTCATAACCCTGTTCTGCAACTTTCTCAGCAGCAGCTAATTCCGCAGAAAGTTCACTATAGGCTTTCTCAAGCTCTTTATTCATCTGAGCTTCTTTGGTCTTAGTGACTTCAGCTACAGCCTCTTCTAGCATTTCATCTACGGCTGCGGCCACTTCCTTTAGATTTTCTTCTGGGAGAAGTTTCTTTAGTGATTCTAATATTTTGCTCATTTACTTCCTCGCTAAAAATTTATTGGTTGATTCCTTAATTACTCCACCTAAAGCAGCAATCATCGCTTCTTTATTAAGAGTATATATACGCGACTCTTCATTTTTTACAAAACTACTTGAATTATTTTGTGGAATAAAATATTCTCGCTTGTTGCTTTTAATTTCTTCTTGATATGCAGCTGGTGTAGATGGATCAGCAACAGCGTCAAATGTAATTAATTTATAGCCTTCACCGATAACTAATACACCATTCTCATTCATTTTGCCGTTGCCTACGCCTCTACTACTCATGCCCAATCTAATACCGCATTCTAATAGAGCCTTCATTTGTCTGCCGTGTGCGGTTGTTAAGATTTCGCCTTCACCCATCAAAATGTTATTATCCCAAAATAGCTTTGTAATAACGTGTGATGCTTCCTTGAAATGGATGATTGAATCCGTTGGATGATCTAGTTCACCAATTAAACCACGGGACTTCACTACTTCCTGTAGTCTTCTTACATTTTCATCCAATACAGAGTATGGATACATTCTTTTATTCTTATTGACAATTTCCGCTTCCTGCAACTTACCTTTAAATTTGAGCAAACCTTTATCTATGTTAGACTCTTTAAGGTCAATTTCAAGATTATAGGAAAATCCTTCAAGCAATAACATTTGGTCTTTCATAATGTTTTCCTCTAATATTAGTTATTTATGCATCCCTGCGAAATTATTATCGTTGTAAATAAAAAAAGGTCGCTATTTTCATAGCGACCTTTTAAAAACCATTCAATATTACTGATCGACAACTAGGTTGTCGGACTTCATCTTATAGGAGTCTGGTGTTACACCCTTTGGAACGTATGGATTCTGTAGCTGTGGCCATGTGTCGCCTGACTGGTAACGGCTCCAATCATCAGTGCCCGTTGTTGCTGCACTGTCTGGACCCTTCATAAGCCATGCGGCAGTGGCACCCTTGACATATGGATTCTGTAGACCAGGCCATGTGTCGTCGTTAGCCCAATTACCCCATGCATTTCCTCTCATCTCATCTGCCAAACCACCCTTATAGCTCTTGCCGTCGCTTACTGGTGCTGGGTCGCCCCAATCGCCAGAGAAGTCAGAAGATGGTGCATAACCCTTTGCAGCGTTCTTTGCCATCTGTGGATGACTTCCATTGACCGTATCATATGGTGAGTTGGATACGTTCCAATCACTGCCTTCCAAATTAGTTTCTACCAAGTTAGAAAGCCATGCTGCAACTTCACCAGCCAAGTCCAAAGTTGGTTCGCTATCATGTTCGATAACAGCCTTCAATTCTTTCAAATAGCTGTGAGCGTCATTGACGATTGCACTGTTATTTTCTTCGTTAGCCAACTTGTGGACTTCTACCAATGCGTTATAAAGATCAACGAACACCTGCATTTCTAACTGTAGGTTTTCATCGAGGAAAGCGTAAAACTTGTGTACTACGTTCTGGAAGTCAACATACTTGTCTTCTGAAGACTCAAACTTAACACCTGACATTTTAACGATCTTCTCGACTCTTTCAGGATATGCTTCTGCGGCAGTTCTCAAAATACCTTCTGCCATGAACTCGCATGTCTGATCCTCGTAATTCGTTGCACCAATTGATTCCAAAGCTGTGGAAATAGCCCCTGCAAGTTCGGTCTGTGTTAAGTAAATAACATCTGGCCATCTTGCTACAACTGCTTCCAATACATGCTGCAACTTATCATTGTCAGACAATGCATTGCACTGCTTCAAATCTCTCATTGCCTTGCAGAAATTGGTATCTTCAGCTAAGTTCTTCATCTTAGCTCTTAGAATCGTATTGTCTGCGGTCAAGGTCTTCCAGTTAAAGCTCAAAATCTTAGCTTCATTTCTTGTCTTTGCGTCTGGAATTCTAATAGCAACAACATTACCCTTATCATCCCTCTTTATTTCAGACTGATTTGCGACAGGACCGAATTCCTGATAATCAATATAATTAAAAACATTCTCAGACAAATTGTACCATTCTCTCATCTTCTTCTTGCCCTGTGGCTTAGTTCTTAGATGAACGTACTTTGCGCCTGTTGACCTCTTGATCTGTTCTCTCTTTTCCTTTGCCTTTTCCTTGTCAAAAGGACTCTTCTTGGCTTGGCTCAACTTCTTGCCCATGACTCTCTTCATAACAGTAGAAGGACTCTGCTTCTTTCCAGGCTTGTGGGACTTTGCCTTTGGCTCTGCCCAAGCCTGAACAACTGCACTACCCTCTGTGAAACCACGACGAACGAAAGGCATCGCAATATATTCTTTGAAAGCTTCATTAGCAGCAGCTTCGTTGTTGTTCAAAACACAGTCGAACATCTTTCTTAGACTGTTGCGAGCAACTTCCCTTGCGGAAGACTCATCAATGATTAATTGTTCAATGTTTTCAAAAATAATACTGCTTCCATCCATGCGGAAACCAGCATGAATATAAGACTTGTCCACAGTCTCATAAGTTACACTGGACTCATCAAAGCAATAAAGACTTAACTGTAATTCACCCAAAGCCTTAGCTAAAACATCTTCGGCTAGGACTAATTCCTTCTCGGAATTTGTCACGGAATTCTCATTAATCTTTTGGAAAACTTCATAGTTTACTAGTTTTCTTTTCATATCATCTCCCATTAAGGATATATTACTTAATCTGTATATATACAGTTGCCGACTAAAATTAAATTAGTCCTATTAACTATATAAGGTAGTTATGCAAAAGGCGTTAAAAATGAAAACTTTTTCTCAATATTATCGGCTGCGCGAGGAGGATGAACAGGGTCTTGGTGATATGGGTGGCTCTGGAGATGAGTCCAACTTGTTATTAAAAGTGGCGAAAATGGCAATTAGTAATCATAAAGAAAGCACTTTAGACTTCTTTCACGCCCTTGCGAGAAATGATGAAAATATTAGAAGAATTTTAGGCAAATTTACAGACTCAAGAAATAGTAGTTCCCAAGCGTTCAGAATAGCACCACAAGACAAAGATGTTATTGCCCCAAACAGTGCAGACATGCAAGGTCCAGTATGAGATTTCATGAATATTTAGAAGTTAATGATAATATACACTTTGCTGGCTTTCTAAAAGATGGCAGAATAATAGTCTACATAAACGGCAAGCGTTATGTTTATACTACCGATACCATCTTTCACGATAAATGGCAGAGAATGTATCCTTATGCTCCCTGGAAAGTTCTCAATCAAATTAAAGCCAAAGCATTCTATGTTTCATGAATTAATCTGATAATATAAATTAATATATCTGTCTGCCGTAATATCCCAATTATTACTAACTACATACTCATCACTTTTATTAATCAATTCTTTTTTATACTTTTCATTACTGAATATTTCGTCAATTTCCTTAGCCAACTCAATATAATCTTTAGGTCTTGGTACAACACCTTCCAAATCATCAAACTGGTGGCAACTACTGGCTACCACTGGAGTTCCGCACGCCATTGCTATGCGTATTGCACCAGATGCCCCGTAAACCATATTCTTAGGATCACTTACATAAGGAAATACAGCTACCTTTGCCGTCCTTAAATAATTCCTAATCATCTGATCTGTCTGGAACTTACGAATTATAACCGCATTGTCATGCAGGCCAAGCTCATCTATTTTCTTAATAAGAAAATCATAATACTGCGCGTGTATTATACTTGTATGATAATTGTCACTGCAAAGATAACAATAGAATATATCTTTGAACTTAGCGTCAGACTTCTTCAAGTAATGAACCGCATCTAAAACTCTATCCACACCCTTGTAAAAGAAGCCAAATCCAAATTGTACAATCGCGTAAGGAGTTTGAAATATATTCCAAAGTTCGGTCTTTTCTTCTTCCTTGTATTCAACGCACCCGTGAGGTACTACAAAAATATTGTTAGCATTACCTAGTCTCTTCAAAGTCTTCTTGCCTTCTTCGCTATGCACTACGATATTCCTAACAGCAGATGTGCAAACAGCTTTATCCAAATGCTCATATACTGAATGCATTACTACAACATAAGGAATATCTTCTATGCCCTGCAAAAGTTGCAGGAAGAATGTTGCTTTAGGGAAAATGCCAAATTCATGTTGAATTATAATAAAATCGGGTGCCCACTCAATGAGTTTGTCGATGAGAGGTTTTAGACTTGTCCCACGTTTCCAACATCTCAAAACATAAGGTTCATCATCTTGTTGGCCTTCTCCTACTTCGGAGAATACTTTAAGTTCTTTTACTTTGGTTTTTAGGGAATCAACAAGATAACCACTATATGTACTAATTCCACAACAGTCATTCCAATTGCATATAAACGCAATTTTTAAATCTTTTACATTTTTAGTTTCACCTAGATTGAGTTTTTTTCCAATCATAGAGTGCCATTGTTCCTTTGGTTCTTTTAAATCTACTTGATGCACATTGTACCCCGCCATTGAAAATGGATGCTCGGACAGGGCAATTATTGCATTTCTCTTGTTTAATGCTACCCACATATTTTTGTTTCTTAAAAGGCGTCATCAAGGCTCTGATCGTCATCTTTGAGTGTGTAGTCTACCAGCCAATATACTGTTGCACTATTGCTCTTAATATCTGCATACAATATAAAACTGTTATCGCTGTTCCTTATCGCACCAACAGTGTCTACATTTCCAGAACAAACAGGGATGTTTTCCGCTTCCACAGCCACAAATATTCTTTGAGCTTTTATTGCATCATCTAATTTTATCTCCATCTCCGAATAACCATGTGCCAAAGTAACACTTCCTCTCACATGGCTAAAAATGGAGAAAAGTAATTTCTTAAAATAATTCCACCACCACAGTCTACCCCTGAATAAAGGCATGATTAACACTCCTTGTAATCACAACACCACTCAATTAAACAAGTGTTTGTTTTAATGTCTGCATGAATAACGAATCCACACTTACCTATGGTGATGCCAATTTTATTTGTATCGCCATGACAAACACAATGTCCATCCATAGGGTCTTCTATGTTAAAAGTAACTTTACAAGGCATACCTTTTACATTAATAGCTATTTCGTGAACGCCAAAACCAAGTATAATGCTTCCTGAAGTTTTCTTACAACACTGACCGCATGTGAAAAGGCTTAGGAACCACATCCATATGTTTCTCATATGCACCTCCAAGCCTATTTACGCTCGTCGCAACCAATAATAATTCACCTTTTTCAAATTCATTAAATCTTTATCTTCCTCTAAATTAATAGGCAAGATCGCATCAACTCCGCAATGAGGACAGACCGCAGTATGCTCATTTTGTGGCGTTTCTACTTTCTTTCTGAAATCCCAATTATCAGTCCACTCTTTTATCTCACTAACAGGAAAAATCTTGATACATGCATAACAGGCGCATTCCTCTACTAAGTTTAATTGCGACCTGTTATGCATAGCAATTCTGGGAGCCATTTGAGTGTTTATCATAATTCCTCTATTTCACTCTGATCTTGATCTTCAAAATCTTGCTCACTTTCATAATCCTCTATCTCCAAATCATATTTGATTATGTCAGCCTCAGTTGGTGTAGGCAAAGGCTGTGCCTGTCCTGCTGGAGGAATCATGCTATTTTGAGGTGGTGGTGGTAATGGTGGACCGCCACCTGGAGGTGGTGGAGGAGGTTCGCCCCCTGGTGGTGGGCCACCTGGAGGTGCCCCTGGAAGACCGCCGCCAGCGTCTGGACCCAAATTTGGACCTGGACCTTGGCCTGGTTCTGTGCCCATTTCTGGTTCGCCTGTGCCTGGGACGCCTACACCCAATAATTGTTGGTTCTGTGCCAATATCTGCAACTTCAAGTCTTCCAACTTCTGAACCTTCAATCTTGCCAACATTTCCTTTGCTTCATCATCTGTATATTTCATCCATTTGGTCAAAATGTCGTAGTCAGACATTAACTGAGAACCTTTCAACCCATTAGCATTGTTGATTCTATTGGTTACAATTTCTGCTCGACTTAACTCTCTCCAATCGGATGGAGGAGTCATCTTGATAATCAAATCTTCGTAACTTTCAGGTGGATAACCCTTAAGCTTCAGGTGTCTGTCAGCAATCTGGAACAAACCTTCTTCAATGTGTGCTTGTAGACGTTCGATCATACGAGCAAACTTAACATCCTGTGCTGATAAAGTTATTCTTGTCGCATTTGGGTCTTCCATTGAAAAATAGTTCTTTGGAAAATTCAAAGCGGTGAAAAGCTTGTTGCGGAAATATACTGCATCATCAATCTCACCTAGATTCTGAGCGCCAGGCAATGTATCAATTCTTGTGTTAGAATTAGGTCTGGTTGGAATCCAGAAGTCTTCGTCTTGCGCGGGCGCGTGCCATCTTTCATCAACTACAGAAGGTCCACCTGAAGAAAACTGCTGCCTTGGAACCTTTTTCTTTCTAAACTGGTCCTTAATACGATCCATGAAAGCTTCGGCTTTAGACCCAGGCAAAGTACCTACGTCAATATAGAAAACTCTACGCTCTGGAGCGCGAGTCAATCTATAAATAACCATTGCATCTTCCATCATTCTCAGCTGATGGGCTGGACCTCTCGCTGGCTCAATTAACGACACTCCATAAGGATAAAAAGTTCTTCTGTAATCACCAATTCTAATGTGAATGATTTGCTCAGGCGAGAAACGTATTGCTGTTGATTGCTGTAATTCCGACTCTGTAGCAGTGTCAATAGGCGCTTTGACCAAAGCTTGATAATCAGGAGCCTCTTTAGACTGTTGGAATTCTATGACCTTGCCTTTAATAGTCTCTATGCGATACATAGTCTCGCAAGGCAAGTCCATAATCTTATACACACCCTCTTTTGGATTGTCAGGATTGATAACCAATTCCAAGAATAAATCGCCCTTAATGAACAATCTTTTGGCTTTATCCCACATGGTCTGTTGGTCTAAATTCAACATACCACGATTGAACATCACATACTCAAGTTCTTCGACTATTTCTTTGTTTGCACACTCGATCTTAAATGTTCTGCCAGTCTCATCCTTCTGGCAGTTATGCATTACCAAGGACTCAGTACAGAAGTTCTTGTG